GCGGCATATGGATCAAGTTATGCAAACGCCGGTGCTACAAATAATATGTCGGGCTTTGCAGGTGGAATGTCGGGTGGAAGATTTTACAGGACCATGAATGCCTACAACATAAACGCGGAACATGTGATACACATGAGTATGTCAGACGGTTTAGACAACCTTTTCCCATTTGGACAATCGGTTCTAGAACAGGTATTCAAAGTTTACAAACAGAAAGAATTATTAGAGGACGCGATCATAATTTACAGGGTGCAGAGGGCACCTGAAAGAAGGGTATTCTACATAGACGTAGGTAACATGCCTACACACTTGGCGATGCAGTTCGTTGAGAGAGTCAAAAACGAGATCAACCAGAGAAGAATTCCAAGTGCATCGGGTGGAGCAAACTTCATAGATGCAACATACAATCCGATGAGTATAAACGAAGATTACTTCTTCCCACAGACAGCGGAAGGTAGACGATCTAAAGTTGACACATTACCTGGTGGTACTAACCTAGGTGAGATCGATGACTTGAGATTCTTCACTAACAAACTGTTCAGAGGATTGAGGATTCCAAGTTCTTATCTACCAACAGGTGCGGAAGATGGTGGACAACAGTACAATGACGGTAGGGTAGGAACAGCATACATCCAGGAACTGAGATTCAACAAGTATTGTGCCAGATTACAATCAATGTTGGCAGAAACTTTCGATTCGGAATTCAAACTATGGGTCAAGAACAAAGGCTACAACATAGACAATGGCATGTTCGAGATAAAACTCAACCCACCACAGAACTTTGCACAGTACAGACAGACAGAAATGGACCAAAGCAGGGTAAACACATTCACAGCAGTGGCGGACTTGCCTTACATGAGTAAGAGATTCGCACTGAAGAGATATTTGGGCCTTTCTGAAGAAGAAATGGCAAGGAACGCAGAACTATGGGCTGAAGAGAACAACGTACCACAAAAGAAACAGAGCAAATCAAATGAACTGAGGGGCGGCGGTGTCACACAGTCAGGAATCAGTTCAGACCTAGACCAATTCGAGGAACCAACAGCGGATCCAGAAGCACCAGAACCGGGCTCACCACAGCCAGGTGGACCAGGACAGACCCCAGGAGGACAGACACCAGGTGGTACAGGCGGTGGCGGACAGGTATAAGGATTAAATACGATTATGAAATTGAATGAATTCTTCACATACGGCGCAGATGGCTTTGAACAGGACAAGACCTACGAGCCTGAGAACGATATTTCAATCCTAGATTCAGAAGACACAAGGAAAACGAGATTAACACTCAAACAGATCAACTCTATGAGGTTGGCATCAGAGGCACACGATGCACAACAGAAGGAAGAAGCAGTATTCGTCCAAAAGATGTACGGACAGCCTGCCCAAGACGATAACTTAGAGTTATAATGTCACAAACAGCATTCGTACTGGGTAACGGTGAGTCCCGTAGGGGCATAGATATCAACGATCTCAAGGAAAAAGGCACGGTGTACGCCTGCAATGCCGTGTACAGGACACATCAACCACACTGGTTGGTGGCAGTAGACCCCAAGATGATGCTTGAGATAGCGGAGACTGATTATGTTGCACATAATAAAGTGTACTCCAACTACAACAATCAATACGAGAAACACCAGAAACTGTTGGATCATGTGACCTGGTCAAAACCCAGCCTTGGTTGGAGCAGTGGCCCAACGGCACTGAAACTGGCGTGTGATCACGGATTCAAGGACATTTACATACTGGGTTTTGATTATCAAGGACACAGGGAAGACAGCAAGAACAACAGATACAAACTCAACAACGTGTTTGGAGACACCCGCAACTACAAGAAGCGTAGCGACGAGGCCACTTTCTACGGCAACTGGATGAACCAGACCAAGCGTTGCTTGACGGACTACGAGGATGTAAAATTTCATCGTGTGATACCCAAAGGCTGGTTCCAACCCAAGGATCTAGAGTGGAAGGGCAACATAGATCACCCCACAACAGAGCAATTCCTAGCAAAATTTGACTTGCAGGTCAAGATCTAGTAAAAATACACCTTTTCTCACCAATTACAGCACCGTTTCTGCCACTTCACAGTAAAT